GGTCTTCTTTCATAGCGTCTAGTATAGGTACGTACGGTTCCAGTTCAGTTAATCGACCGCTCAACCGCTTTGCTTCCCGACTAGAAGCTGCGTACCGTTGCTGAACATTTCCTGCATCCGGGTTATGGGATGTTTCTTTTTCAGCTGCTCTACCATCTACAGGGCTCTCACTCATGTTGTTATCCACGAGTTCTTCGGAGGTTATCTGTGAGGGTTCTTCATACACCATACCGCTGACTTCTTTATCAAGAGCTTCAAAAAAAGCCCCCGAATCGTCAGTATCAACAGCTGGTGTCATTCCAAGCACCTCAGCGCCAGAGTCAACATCAACTGTTGAATCTGTTGTTTGAGTATCTGCCATAATTCTTTCTCCTTTACTTACTGTAATTTAAAGTAATATGTACCAATAATTCAAATTATTTTTTTGGGGTAGAAGAAAACTTATCTCTAGCCTTATCTACCTCTCTTTTTAAGTCTTTTCTAAAGCTTTCCACTTCGCCCTTCATAACGCCTCTCAATGTTTTCTGCTGAGCCTGTGTTTCTAATAAGTCTTTTCTTACTTCCATCTCACCAGATTTAATTTTATCTTTTATACCAGCCTGTACTAATTGACGACTCAATGTTTCAATTGTTCCCTCACTGTCTTTTATTTGTTCTTCCATTTGTGTTAACTGTGCCTGCATCTTAGCATATAAAGACTTTCTTTTTGCAATATTCTTCTTACCTCTTATATCTGTTTCAGCCAACATGGCAATATCATCTATTAATCCAGCCTGGAACCATTTAAAATATTCTTCCAATAATGCCCATCTATTTAATGGCAATGTAGCCCCAGCTACTATTCTTATATCAAATCTAGCAGAAGCGTAATCCATCCATTTACCAATCGCTTCACCATAATCATTATAAATTGGAATATTTATTTCAACTTCCTTCTCTACTAAATTACCAGAACTTTGTCCAGCCTCTGGTTGTACAATTCTAAATACTTTATTAACAGTGTATGTTTTTTGAGATATTTCTTTAAATACTCTTCCAAGATGCTCCAAGCAAGGTTCAACTATTGTACCCATCCATGCCTTAATTCTTCTAGTCCCATATTCATCGTTAGCAAGTAATCCTCTATAGGTTTCAGGTTGGTCTTTAGTATTACCCATCATAGAAGAATAAATACCACTAATATATTCAATATCTGACTTTCCCTCTTGAGTTATAGTATAAAATGCATTATTTATCGCAGCTGGAGTTACTGGGGTAGGGGGGTCAAATCCTTGTCTGTACTTTAACAATGCTCCAGGGGATGATGAATATTTCTCCCATTCTTCCTCTGGGACTGAACCTTCTTGATAAATCCATCTAAGATTAGAAGCTAAGTTAGCATTATGAATCATAATCTGATGGGCTTTATTAATTTCCTGTTGTTTACCAATTAAAGGAACAACAGCGCTCATTGGATATGGTGTGCCAGTATACATATATGGAATTGGAACTATTGGATATTCATTAAATGGTAATGTGTACTCATATAAAAATGTCTCATCACCAACACTGCATGTGACCCGAATATGTGATTGATTGAATTTTACTGCCTGAATAACATTGGAAGCCATTTCTTTGTTTTCAATCATCATATTATATTCTTTATCGCTGATAACCTTATTCTCTATATTCTCCGCAACCTCCTTCTTTTTTGCCATTAATTCATCTCTGTATAAAGTAGTAGCCTCTTGTGATTGTTTTTCAGCCTTTTCTATTTCAAGTCTTGCCCTTTCTTCAATAATTTTACCAGATTCAACTGCACTTGTCATTTCTATTCTTTTTTCTTCTAAGGCAACAGCTGCTTCAGCTTGAAATGCTTCCATTTCATCATTTACAGTCTTATTTACTTCAGTTAATTCTTTCCTACTCAGTGGTATTTTTACTTGAATATTCCAATATACCATCTTAATTTTTCTATAACACTCATAGAAAGCAACTAACTCGTCATCTTCACCATCCTCTTTAAATGTGCCTCCAATATCTTCTTGTATGATACTGTCCCTATCTCTAAAATCGGTTTCAGAATTATTTAGAAGGTCAGGTTGTCCTTCTGCTTTTCCTATTTTAGCTGAGTATTCTGGTAATTCAAGTTTTAGTTGAGTCTTAGAGAATATCTTTCTTACCATTATAAAACCAGCATCTCTAAAAAGAAAATCCCTACTCATTGGGTCTACGAATACATCAAAAGGTTCAATTCTTTTAAATATAACGTCACCCTGACCTAAATCAGCATCAGCGTCTACATCAACATGAAAATATCCAATTCCTTTAGTTAAAGAATCCAATACCACCTGACTATATAAAGATTTACCATTGGAAAGCTCCCAGCAATAATCCGCTATATCAGAATGTACTTGAGCAATATCAGTGTCGCTACCTTCAGCCCCAACAGCCTTCCATCTTGGACTATTAGCAGTAACGAAATATTTCATAATTTCTATGATAGGAGTTATACGATTAATAATAAAATCTGGCATACCAGATTCTAATAGGGTATCTCTCTCAGAGCTGGATAGCTGTTCATTCAAATAAAAATCGATACCCTTTTGAGCGACAATCTGCCATTTGTTCCGGCTGGCAGTATTCGCTCTATTCCATAACTGGTAGTTCTCAGCAGCCTTCTTTGTGTTTGATTTACGTGCCATAATCTGCTAAATCTATTTTATACTTATCATCCAACTTAAGTGAGTCTATCATTTCGTGACAATATACAGTAGAAATCATATAATATTCTCTCGCAGTTGTGTCTTTTGGGATAGTCCCTTCATCCAACTTTTTATTATACATTGTCTTAACATTACATATTTCCGGTCTTGTATCATATATTGAACAAAGATTATCTTCAGTTAAATACAGACACGCCCCATCGGCTCTTTGAGGCATGAAACCCTGTTCACCAGCAATCCTGCAACAAGCCCCACATTGAGAGCAAAGGAATTCACTTTTCAACTTCTTAACTCGAAATGAACTAAATCATCGAAATTATTATCTTTTACTTGTGTATCCATATTCCAGTCTCCTCCAAAACGAATTGTATGTCCCATCATCTTTGCAATACCAAGTACATATCCAGCAAAATAGTGAAATCTATCTCTATCGCTCCAATCTATCGGATATGGCGCGACATCCACAGCAGTGGACGGAACTTTATTATGGTTGCCTTTAGGGTAACGTAATTTAGACTTCCCTTCATCAAATGCTTTATTCTGTTTTTCTTTGCCCCTATGTCCTTCGATGATTGTACAGTCGAATCCTTCAACAACTTCTTTAAATATGTCTTGCAATTTTTCATCACAAGTTTCTAACCTTCTTAAAGAGCGTTTACTAAATCTTGGCATATTAATCTTGTTGTCTTTTCCAGTTCTTACTTCTATCAATTTCCCATTGTTCTCTTTGATTCTGAAGAGCATTGAATACAGAATCTTGAGTAATGTGTTCATCTAAATCCCTAAACCTTTGCAGTCTGAATTGAGTTTTAGGACCATAAGCGCCGTCAACCCTCAACGAATCCTTTCTGTCATAAGCATTTACTCCTTTTGGTCCTAAATACTCATTTAAACTATTTTGTAACTCTTTTACATCTTTACTTTTCTTATAATCAATACTGTCAGCATGGGCACGAACCTGATGTCTAGTTTTTATTTTTTTCTGAGGTTTCGTTTCTAACCTCATCAACTTATCGGAAATTAGCGAATCTAATATCTTAATCTCTCCCTTACTCATACGAGACCTTGCTAACGTACCCTGTCCAATATATTTACTCCAGACATTACTTTCTTCTTCATTCATCGGCTTTACTTCAGCTTGTTCGTTGAATTTATCAGTACTCTTCCTCCATGTATCAAAGTAATCAAGGGCTTCCATATGTTTGTCGAAATCCCTTGCAAATCCTTTCATATCTTTTTCACTACTTAAATGATACCGTTTTCTTGGGGCGGAATCATTTGGTGTGGAATAGTCTTGTTTCACCTCATCTCCTTCTTTATAACCATTATGCTACTATCCAATGTCTAGACTTACGTTTCGGCTTCATCCACGCTTTTTCCTTATTTTGAGAGTAATTAGGTGGATGTGAGTGCAAATTTGCATAATAAAGAGTCTCAATAGTGTCATCATGAGCCATTCTCGGACCAAAAGTGACGATTTCGTTAATCAAATCAAACATACTATCTCGTATATGTATTGTTCCCATGCTGAATCTACCACTTAAACCGCTATAAATCCTATTTCTCTTCTGTGTACCTCCTGGTTTTTGTGGTATAACTGATAAGTCGAATCTATTCAATCTTCTCCTCTCATCATTCAATGCCTGGAAAATTGAACGGTTCATAGCAACATCTTCAACAGTTGCTGATGTACAATGATATTTATTGTATAAATCTATAATATAATCGACTACACCCTTCTTATCCATAAGTTCGCCATTTGGTCTTTTAGCCCCAATAGTTGGAATACTTCTATGTCTTTCATATTCAACAACAAACAAATTATTATCAACATCAACAGCAATAACCATAATAACAGAAAAATCAGACTCTTTAGTATCAATATCCGTTGCTGGGTCACAGCCAATGAACGTATTAATCGGAGTACTCTCGCCGTCAATAACAATATAGTTAACTCCGTCTTCATGTTTGTAATAACCTTCCCAATCCTTAATATGTGAACGGAGCCAAACAGCATCCTCTGCTGATTGTACCTCCATCATATACTCCTGATAGAATTTAGATGGTGTACCTGAATCTTGGTAGAACTTCTTTTTCTCTTCCAGCTTTTTTAATGGAAACCATGAATCCCATAAAGGAGCACCATTGGGTAATATTGCTTTATATGTAATTACGTTCCAAGAAAAACCTTTATCCCCTTTGCCTTTTTTATAACGCTCGTAGTTAATAATAAGGTTATTAATAAAACTATCATAGTGAACTGGAGTTCCATTAACACGAAGACGACCAGTATGAGGTTCAAGAGCAGGATAAACAACAGCGGTAACAAGATTAGCATTTTTAGCCCTAGCTTCGTGAGTAATCGTATTCTGCTCATGCTCAAAATCATCAAGTATTATCAGGTCATATCTTCTATGGAGTTTTGCTCCTCCACGAATACCTGCAACATTAGACTTCGATATAAGTTTGCATCCGTTTGAAGTTTCTATATCTTCCTCTGTCCATTTTTTTCCTTTGAGACTACCAAAATAATACTTTATACTTTCGTTATATTCTAAATGATACTTGATATAATCCATATTACCAACAGATAATTTTTGAGTAGCAGCAACCCACGCATAAAAATGCATATCATCTTTAGGACAAAATACAAAATCCTTTATAATGCTAGCTTTAGTAAGAACAGTTTTGCCATGACCTCTGGGTAATATAATAGCAAGTTGTTTTACATTTTGGTCATCGATAGCATCAGCCATCTCATAATGAAATGGAGGAGTTTCACTTCTCAAAAAATCATCTGGGAGAAAAAGTTTCCCAAATGCTATTAAGTCACTCTTCGCTAACTGGAGCGTCAGCTCCGCTTTTGATATCGTTCTGCTGTTTATATTTGCCATCTAAATATTTTGTAAAACCTTTGATATCTTCTTTGTAATCTATATAATGACCTATCAATATATCAATATCACTTAATCTAGCCGATAACAACTGATTGTGATTTGCTATTGACTTTAATATATTAATCACATCATTCTTAGTAATGCTCTTACTTCTTTTAGCCATATTTGCCTCCTAACATTTTTTTCACTGTTTTAGTTTTCCCAACAGTTTATTCTATCATCTTTAAACTCTATAGTAACCCAACCAGTTCTTATCATAGGATAGAATGAATATCGTGCATAATCTGCATATCTAAGAAATGAACCACCCCTTATATACCACCTTCTCTTCATCTCCTCTGTATTGTCTTCTCCTATAATTAAACTATCCATAGGTTTAACATATAATTGATGATTATGACCTAAGAAAAATATGTCACCATCGCTATATACTGCAGCCATCTTATCCAGTTCTAAATCACCATTTTTCCCCCCACTCTTACCATGACCAGAGACAAGATTATAAGTTTCACCACTTACTGTTATTCTTGTATAACCCGGCATTCTATAATATGGGGCATCTAATTCTTTCGCTAATACTTTACATACATCAAAGTCCAGAATATTAAAAGAGCGTAAATAATCATGGTTACCACCCCTAATAAACAAACATTTATCTTTTATTGGTTCTACTAATCTTACAAACTCTAAATACTGTTCTTCTGGGGGAATATTCTGACCTCTTTGATTAATTTTGTAATGAGGTGGGATTAACTCTAATAAATCACCATTACCAAACCATCTCGCATTATCATCTTTTTCTATAATTTTAATAGCTTCTTCGAACTTTTTAAAATCATGTTCACATGCTCCTACATGAATATCAGTAAGACCATGTACTCTTAACTCTTTCCCACCATCCACCTCTAAGATTTCCCCTGGCTCTACAAATTTTAACTCGTGTAAAACATTGACATTAATCTGTATAGAAAAATATCTTTTACAATTTATGCATTTATATTCCTGAGTTCTATTGCCAGTTTTTAATATCCTAATACCATTTTTCTTCGTCTTTAATGAACTACATTTAGGACATCTCATTTATTCACCTCTCCAATCATTTTGCGTTCTACATTCTCTATTTGTTCTGGAGTAAATCCTTGAAATAATCCAACTACTCCAGTCTCTATTCGTTTTACACCACCACCTAGAGTACCTATTGCCTTACCCATTTCCTTTAATGACTGCAAAGCAATATTCTCATCAACTGAAGTTTCAGCTAATGATTTCAAACTCCTGAAAATGTATTCATGGTCTACCCCCATCTCCTTCGCAACATCTAATACACCTTTTTCAACTTCTTTCATAACTCTCTCCTGTTTTAAAAGCACAGCAGCTTTATTCTTCGCTTTATCATAATTTAATTCTTTGTAAGCATCCATATAGGATTTTACAGCACCCATACCAACTGCTACATTGGTAGCGAAAAGCCTTTCTTTCTTAGTTACATTATCTCGCTGTCTGACTCTTTTGTTGGTATCTTTTATTGTCTTGGAAAATGTGTACCTGTTGGGATGAGCACTGAAATCTGTATCCATAACTGTGTTCTTATGATTTAGAAAAGTTCCAACTACTGTTCTAACCCAACCGTCAGCATATTTATAATTCTTTCTATCGGAAGGATGATTAATAGATTTAGATACCTTTAGAAGCTGAATAACTCTATCATCATCAGATAATACCCAGTCACCCTCCCTTGCTTTCTTCCAATTAAAATTAATATTCTTATTTGGATTGTTATTTACAAACTCTTGAACACTATCGTAAACAATATGCTCTATATTCTTAATTTTTTTCGAATCCACTATCTAAATCGTAAGTAGTAGCTTTATTGTCATCCTGTATTTGTAACCATAGATAATCAATTAAACCAATTACAGCATCAGGCACATGATAAACCACACCATCTACCTCTATGGGTTTTAATTCCTCAGCATTAGAAAGAGACTGCAGAACTTTTTCCGGCTCTTCTTAGTAAGATAAGTATATATAACACTGTAAAGGGGTACTAATTAAAGCACCCCGTTACTAATTAACCTCTAACTCTGCCACGTTTGTATACTTTATGCGGTGCCTTAATCTTCAGGTTGTTCCAGTCTATCACATTCTGTTGTGATATGTCACCGAAGAGGCTGAGT